TTATAATTCTTTTCTTATCTTTGGATGCTAATGTTTTGAATTCTGTTGTTTTATCTATTTTAAGACATAATTCGATTTCTTTAATTGATATATCTTTATTATAACCATTTAATATTCTAATTAATTCAACTTCTTTGTTTTCTTCAATCAAATGATTACATATTTTGTTTAACATTATAATTTCTTGATTTGATTTATTGTTGATAATCTTAGATAAATTAATAATATTTTTTCTATTGATATTTTTTAAAGATGTTTTATTCAAGTCAGAACTAAATTTAATATCTTTAGAATCAATTTTATAGTTAGATTTTGAATTATTAATCCAAAAGGATGTATTAATACATGTATAAAAACCATGAATATTTTGAAGATACCAATTTTGATCAGTATAAATACTAGTCTCAATATTATCACCTTTTGATATAGAATCAGATACTTTCACAATATTACTAATTATTTCAGAACACGATTTATTTGTTTTAGTAACGATTTTTTTTAGATAATTTTCGTGTATCATTAGAGGTAGTAAGACTTTTTCAGATTCGTACAATTTAATGATAGTTTCATAATCTAGATAATTATTTAAGATTTGTTCAGTAGAATCAAATAATCCAATATCTACATTTTTCTCTCTTGATTTATTAATAAATTCATTCATACTTGATTCGGTAACTTTACCTAGAGTCAAATGATAAGATAGCTCTTGAAGTAAATTAATTAGTCTTCTTATATCATTTTGACTAAACATAATTAATTTATCTAGTAATTGTTCAGAATCCCATATAATATTTTCAATTAGACTAATCTTTTTTACTAATTGTTTTAGTTCTGTAATGGTTGGTATTGTAAAAACTATTTCTACACATCCTTTTTTTAGATCATTTAGTAATTTGGAATGTTGGTTATTTGATATGAATATTAATGGAAAACTTTTTAATTTATTATTATCTTTGTAAATTTCCATCACATATTTTTTTTCACTAGTTAGGGTAATATTTTCAGTTTCATCAAATACTAGTGCAATTTTTTTATTTTTGTGTTGTGAGAAATTAATCTTGGTATAAATAGAATTATTAAAGTTATAATAATCATTAAAATCATCATATATTCGATGGTCTTTAATTTCATTAGGATTAATAATTCTTGGAATATATCCTAGTTCTTCTAAAATAAGCCTAATAGTTAGAGTTTTACCCAATCCTTGATTTCCGCTAATAATTATTCCTTGATTTTTATTAATTGAAAGATTCAATATCCAATCTTTAAATCTTTTAATTTGATTTGAATTTCCAATTATTTGATTAACATTAGTTGGCTTGTACTTGTTAGTCCACATATCATTATATTTAAATGTATCTATATTTTTTTTTGAAATATTACTCATATTAAATAATAATTAATAATTAATCTTTATATTAGATATAAAAATTTCGTATTATTAATATTTCAGACTAACAAGTTTAATATTTTGTTATATTATAATTTAAAAATCTTTAAAAATTTTCTAATGCTTTATATATATATAATGGATTCCTCCGATGTCAAAAATAATCAAAGAAATCGCCCTACCCGTAGCGAAGGTTCTGTAGAAGATGAAGTTCAAAAGCTTTTTCGTAAAAATAATGGTAAGGTATCATCTGTTGATTTTTTGAAATTAAAACAAAAATATAATGATACTGAATTAGTTGGAAAAATTCAAAATGCTTACTTAGAAAAACAAACTAGTATTAGTAAGAAAGCTAAGAAATTTGCACAATTAATTCGTGAAAAGTATTCAAATCAACAATATCCTTTTCATATTCTCTTAGAAAAAGCCCGTTTATTTAAAGTTAAACATGATCTTACAGAAGATGAATTTGCTGAATTTCAACGTATTTATGAACAAGAATTAGTTGGTTTTAAATCAAATGAAGTTGTTATTCCTTCTACTAATATGATGAAAGTATTAGGTTCTATCAATGTTGACTTTCAAGGTTTTGCTATGAAATTAAATGATAATGAATATAAAGTTTTACAAGAAATTCTTAAATTATATGCCAGTTCTAGACCTTTACATGCTCAAGTTTTACTTCAATCTATTCAATATAATGATTGTGATTTTGAAGCTTTAACTGGTCAATTTAAGAAAGAATATGGTCATCGTGCAGGTGATTCTATTCACCCTGTTATTGCAGCCATGTTCTTACCTAAAATTAATGTTCTTGAAAACCACTTTTTACACTCTAATATATCTGGTATTATTAAAGCTCGTTACAATGGGGAATCTTTAACTACCCGTCCTGATTATGAACTATTCTATGCTTTAACACAAGACCCTAATGACGTTATTTGCGATAGTCGTTCTCCTATATCTGATTTACTTAACCGTGCTCAAGTCCAAAATCAATTATGGAACTGCGTCTTAAACTTAAGAAATGGTCAATACTACAACTCTGCCTTCCGCGAATTTGTTGGAGCAGTTGATTTATGCAGACTTAACAAGCAAGATACTCCTGACTTGGTATATGGACGGTATGACGGTACTATCTTAAAAAGACTCTTATCTGCTTTCTCTTTCCGTCCAACTGTTGTAGCTACTACACCTGTCTATCAAATTGTTAACATTAATCCTTATCAACAAAATGTCCGTCCAGTTGTTACTGCCGTTCCTATGGTTAACTTAAGACTTGCTCCTACTATTTCTGATAATTCTTCTATAAATTTATCTGATGCTCTTGAACAACATCAATACTTTATAGAAAATGGTACTATGGTTCCTCGTAATACTTCTTTAATCTATTCTCGTGGTATTTTATTCTTCTTTGTTGATAGACGCGCAAATGTCATCCGTTTCAATGACATGCAACCATTCAACATTGCCAGATTACCTACTGCTATTTCTGGTTTCGAACGTTTAAATGATCGCGAAGTCTTTTATGAAGATGAAATTAAGATTCGTGGAGATACTTATAAACTTCGTTCTGTTGTCTTAGCAGAAGTTAACCGAACTGCCCCAGAATCTAATATTGTGGTTGGTTCATCTACTATCTTTATGATTCATGCTGATGGCAATAAATACTTTCAAAATGAATTCTTCCAATACGATCCTCTAGGTGTTGGTGATACTGTTATGGGTACTAATGGACAATTTACCAATCGTGAACCTATTTCTCAATTATATGGTACTCCTGGTAAAGATGTTCCTGGTTCATCTTTCGTTGAAATGGCACGCAAACGTGGTATCATTTTTATGTATGAAAACTCTATGGACAAACCTGAATATGAAGTAATGTATTAAATTGGTCGAAATCAATTAACTTTTTTATTAAATAATTATTTAATAAAAAAATAAATTTTTATAACTGATTTATACTAGTTATTTTAATATATTTATAATATACCCATGTTCAAATCCAGTCTAACTCAAAATTATCACTTAAATATTCTAATAATTACAACTTCATAATATAAGCTAATACATAATATGGTGGCATATTTTCATGAGAAGCATTACCACCAGTATTGCCTGTATTACCCGATTGTGTTGACCCTTCTTTATAATATGTTTGATTTTTTCCAGGTCCATCTTTTTTGCTATACGAATTATTAGAACGAATGTAACTAAAATTGTGAGAATGTGACGGTATTTGAGCAGTTGTTAATGTTACTTGTTCAGAACCACCTGTTTTACCGTTTGTATTATACTTGCTATTATTTTTGTGTAAGCCAAATATAAACCTACCGCTTAAGTTTGGAGTACCATTTGCTCCATCACATAATGACCACCCATTTGGTATATTATTAATAGTACCATTCCATGCAACAATAGTACCTGAAGGCATTAGATTATTTGTACCTATATCTCTTGATCCATCAGAATTAGTTGTCAAGTTCAAACCATTTAACAAATTCATGGTACCATCTCTTTTAACTCTGTTAATCAATAATTTACCACTATCATCATTTGGAGAATTAAAAGCCCATTGGTTTGTTTCCATATTACCTAGTAGTATAGAGTCTTCAACTTTAAGTTTTCCTTTAATAGTTAAATCACCAGCTACAGTTAATCCACCAGCTTGTAATTTTGTAGCAACTTCAGAAAGATTTCTAATAGATTCAACATCTGCATTATATACAGTTCGAATAGTATCTTTAATTTGTTGAGTTATATCAGAATCTGACTCTGAAAAATTTTCTTGTATATTTTGTTTATAAAATAAATAACCAATTAGTACAAAGGAAATTATAATAAGATATTTATCTTTCATCTTTATTATAATACTTTAGAAAATTAATTTTAAATTAATTTAAAAAATTATATTATCAAATTATAATTTTTATTAATTATTAAATACCAAATGTTGTAGTAACAGATTGAATATTTCTATGACCTTTATTAACATTAATGGGTAATGGAATAATCTTTTTAGGATTATTAATTTCTTCTAAATAAG